GCCTACCGATTGCATGAACTTCGTGATAGGGTCTTTGGCGTCCCCTCTAACCGTTCGAATGTAGTATGGGCTATGCCGAGAGTGAATGCCACTAGCTGAATCGACTAGCTGGCTAACGGTTCCGCTCGGCTTAATGCAGGTAATGGCAGCGGACACAGGAATGCCAATGTCTTTAGCGTATGTGGCATTGGTTTTAACAGCTACCTCTCTAAGGCGTGTAAGAAGTCCTTGCAGTTCAAGCCCTGTAGTTTTAGAACCATTCAGAATAGGGTGATCCATAATGCCAGTAAGGCTGACGCCCAACAAGCGCTCTTCCTCAGTATTGGTTTTCCACACCTTGCGAAGATACTTAAAGTCAGTAAGGCACGACTGAAAGGTTCCTAAAATAGTAGCTACTTCAACCTTATCTTCAAGTTGTTCAGCAGTGTCGTCAGAACGCACGATAATCTCTGAAAGGTTACAAAACTGATTGGGGCGTAGAATGATTTCCCCGCACGGGTTAACGCCAAACTGAATAGGCTTACCGTGCTGTTCAAGAGAGCGTCGACCATTCTTAGATACTTGTGCTTTCATAGCTTGGCGATTAACAATGCCACGCTCGCCGCTCTTGCTCTCATACAAAGCGAGCCATTCACGCATGAAGGCTCCCATATCCGGCTTACTGTCGTATGCTGTAGAGTTGTTAGCTAAGGCCCTATGGGCAGTGGTAGTCCACCATTCGCCCGTCTTAGCATGACGCATTTGATCGTCGTCAAGGTTGGACAAGCTAATGAGTGCGGAGCGACGTACTCCGCCCACAACCACAACCTCGCCAATCTTACACATCAAGTCGTGACACTCAAGAGCGGTAAGGCGACGGCCGGCAGCTTTCTTAATAACAGACACTACGAAGTTAAACAACTCTTCCAAAGGCTCAGGACCAGACGCCCTACCGCCAAACGTCTTAAGGCGCGCCCCAGCAGGACGCAACAGGCTGTAGTCTACAGAGGGAACAACACCAATGAACAGGCTGGCCACGAGTTCTCGTAAAGCTTTAGCCCAGCCCATCTTGCTGTCGTCTACGACAATAGTAGTGCTAGTAGGCTCAAAAGATTCATTAACAATTGGTAGTTTCTCCACAAATTGGCGTTCAACTGAAAAGCCTACGCCAGTACCACACATCAAAATGTACATAGTCTCGTCGAAGGCACGAAGGCTGTCGACTGGCATGTACGCGCAGTTATATCCTGCAACGCTACAACGCTCCAACGCAGGGCCGGCAGTCATGAGAGCCCTCATCGAGCCCATAGTTTTAAGTTCGGTGATGTGATCCGTGATGCGCTTAACTAGTGTAGGCTTAACAGTGTAATTGTGTTTGGCCTTAAGCGTCTTAACGATGAAGGAGACGTATCGCCCAACGGACTCGTCCCAACTTTCACGCCTATTCTCATTTTCAAGCCAGCGAGCGTAGCGTGACAAAGCAATAAAGTTCTGGTAGTCCGTGGGCAATACCGACGACATGTGTAACCTTTCTTAATGGGGGCAAGGCCGAAGGTTATACGCTATTGAGTGAAGTAAGGCAAGGGAATTAAGTAAGTTTAAACCCCATTACGTTCTTTTGTTGTACCTTATACAAGGGCACGCCTTCGGCGTTATACAGTCCAGAGAATTTATGTGTTTCCCGTTCCTCTTCCAACACTGTAACGGATAGTTTAGGCGTTATGTAATCATACACATCGAACTCTTGAAAGCTTTTAGGTTTTGTTACGTACATTAGTACCCCCCCGGCATTGTGCTCTCGTACTCTTCTACAGCGGCCTCGTAGCCTTCCCAATTATCAACGCCCATGCCGCATAGGCAATCAAGGAATTTAACGTCTCGCAGTAGTTCGTAGTAGTCTTCAGGTTTGACTTTAATGTAGCCTCCCTCTACCTTGTAATCGTATTTCATGACTCCTCTCCTTGTACGTAGGGGTGCACATTCTTCTCATAACGGGCAAGTTCGTCTAGCAACTGGTAGGCGGGCAGAGCAGTTATGTAATTGTCATATGCGCCGTAGTCGCCATTGAAGCCAGCCATAAGGTACGTATTATACGTTTCCCACAATTCATGAAACGCTATCGTCACAACCTCTCTCCTCTGTGATACATTTCAATCAAGTCTTCCACGAAAAACTTCATCTTGTTCAAGTCGTACAGAGTATCAACTCCTTCCTTCTCACCCAATCTATAACACGCCTTAAACACGTCACCGCGAGCCTTAGACATGCCTTTATGGGAGATAAGATGGCGCAATTCTTTAGCATGTTCTGGCAGGAAGTAATAGTCAGTGCTGCCTCCATCCGATGCAGTCTTGGGGCGGTCGTGTGGCTTATCAGGAAGACCCCCAAGAGTACTACAAAAGTTTCCTTCCCAAGAAGGGAACATGTTCTCCACCATTGCCCCGCCAAACTCCCCGCCGTACATGTAAGTAGGAATAACGCCGCCCTCGGCAAAGGGGTCTTCCACGATCTCCGGAGTTTTGTATTTACTCACCTACTTGCCCTCCGTCCGGTTAAACAATACCTGCACAACATTCCCTTCACGCTTCACAACTCTATTAGGAAACCCTTCCGCCTGTTGTGCATTCTCAACACCCCCTCCTACAACGTCCTCAAACAAATACTCTCCTTTATTGTTAGCGCGTGCGTCAGCTAGAATAGCCTTAGCCATATCAAGCACTCCGTCATTCTGCTCGTACAAAGGAACGGAGGCGCAGATGCAAAAAGCTATGTTAAGCAGTACGTTCTGGTCGCTTTCACTAAGAGGCCCTCCATCTGGAATAATCAAGGAAATATCAATTCCTGTGTCCCATACGCCATTCTCCATAGTTGGCTTGATACGCAAGAAGATGCTGCCATCCTCCGCTTTAAGTTCATCGGTAACGGAGCCTTTTTTATCAGTCGTTTTCATTAACGAGTTTTTCCTCTTTTTCACTTAGTGGGATGAGTTTAGGCACGGTAGGTTTATCTGGCTCGGCTAACCATTCCTCCGGTATGGTCTCATTTGCAAAAGGGAACCCATTCTTGTCACACCAGTCACCATACGACGATTTAGCTCCTTTGTAAAGTTTTGAATTACTGTTAGAAAACACGAAACGAATGTCAAGTTCTGGATGTTGCTCTTTAATACGCTTGTGCTTACGTCTATCAATGGCAGTAAAGCGTCCTTTAGTCTCAACTATAATGTTGTTAGGCAAAACAAAGTCGGGCCGATACGTTCTTACTTGCATATCTAGCCACGTAATTGTGACTGCTTCGTAGCGAGAATCCGTAACGCCTAATGCTTTAAGCCTTGTGGCTTCTGTAAACTCAAAGCCTGACGAATACCCTTTACGTAAGGCTACCTGACGAGTAGTGAGCTTTTTAGGCGGCTTTCTTTTAGCTCGGGGAGTACGCGCATTAGCGTTACGTCTTGGCATACTCTTACTCGTGGTTCGTAGACATCTTGTGCCTCGTAATCTGACGCAACCTTGACAGCTCAACTGTGTCGTCAGGGTGCCCAATAAGAGTTAGCGAGATGGTAGTGTTATCCCGTCTCGCACACTCTCGCAGTGTATTATGCAGACGCCTTTCAAGATCGTCCATTGTAGCTACAAGTGTAGAGTACTCCATATCCTCAACGTCTAGCATGTCTTCCATGTAAGGTGCCACGTTACGCCTCCTTCTCAATGTGCACGTAATCAACCATCTTAGGTGCTTTGGCTCTAGACGGAATAGAAGGCAGCGTCTGCAATTTACCCTTCCAACAATCCTCCTTGAAATCGCAGAAGCCACACGTAGTTCCCAACATCAAGTTGCCAGTAGGAACTTTACGAAACACCTCTTCCACAGGCTCAAAGCAACGCTCAAAGACGTTAGCCTTAAGTTTAGCATTGGTGTCGTTAAGCTGCTTCATAACAGCGTCAACGTCAATGCCTTCAGCGGGCACGTACTTAACTTCACCCGTAGCAGTGTTAGACACCCACCAGCCGCCTACCTTTACTCCTTTCGCTTTGGCGTATCCTACTAGCTGCCCAATGTAACCAAAAGGGTCCTCCTTAATCAAATCATCGACGCTACCAAACTTATTCGTGTACGACCAGTTTGATGCAGTCTTAACGTCGTCAACCGTATCACCAATGGCAAGGTCTAACTCCCCGTTGATTACGGTGCCGTCGTCAAGTACAAGTTCAACCTTTTCATTGTCAGAGAACTTAATGCCGATCTCTTTTAGCACGCCCTTAAACACCGCTTCATAGATGTCGCCCAACAACATACGCATAATGAAATGGTTTGAACGGGCAGCGGCTGCTTCGGGCTTATTCTTCTCGTACCACAATTGGCAGAAAGTTTTTCCAATGTTGGACATACGGAGGCGGAAAGCATCACGAGGTTTACCAGAGAACTGGCGATCAAGCGCCTTAACAACTTCGTCCTTAATGTACTCCTTGTTCTCGGTTGACATTGCTGCTGCCCCCTGAGTAGCTTTTGCAAGCCACCCGAGGAGAGAAATTTCAGAGGGGTTAGTTGGGCCCATCAGAAAGGAATCTCATCGTCAAGAGTAACATCTACGAAGTTATCTACCGTAGCCGCATCCTCGTCACTAAGATCGTCCTCCACTTGCTTAGCGTTCCATTGCGACAGAACCCAATTGTTGTAGTAAGCAATCCATTCATTGAAGCTGTTAAACGTAGCAACCTCATCAGGCCCTACATCATAAGACGTCGTAAGATCAGCCGTAGCCTGCGTCACGTAGTAGTACTTACCAGTAGGAAGGGGGCCTTCCTTGCTACACCACAGCTTCGTAGGATGCTGCAACGGGAGAACCTTAGCCTTAGCATACTTAGCCAACTCAGCGCCTACGGCCTTAAATGCGTCGTTATTTCGAATTTCCATAAGGAACGGCCTCTTGCCAAGATCAGGCGCGGGGTTGCCGTTATTGTCAACAAGGTCCGTAAGAACAGCAGTGCCGAGAACGGTGCGGACACGCTTGATAGACTTCACGAAGTCTTGATGTGCCTTGTCCATAGCATCCCACTGAACTTTGTCAATGAAGCCGTTAGACTTGCCACAGTTAAACGTACCATTGGTATCTTTAAGATCGGACTTAAGGTCAGTGTGCAAAACTGTTTTAACGTATTGGTCCTTGCCTTCTGCGGACTTGTCGTATCGGTAGTGAGACACACGCTGCTGATAAATCTGAGCAGTAATGCTTTCAGTGTAGTACGCCCCGTCGTCGTTAGGCACTTCAATCTTGAACCATCCAGCAGGCACTACTTCGACGTTACGAACCTTGCCCTTAATCTCCTCCACACCCATGATGGGTTCCTGAAGAATCTTAATGCGGACAAGCGTAGAAGAGGTTTGTTCAGCAGGGGCTTCAAAGCCAGAGGCGGCAAGAAGATCAGCGACGTTATCAAGAGTAGCGATTGCAGTGGTAGTCATGTTGTGGTTTCTCCTGTTAGGTAAATTTGAAGGCGTATAGTAGCGTTAAACGTCTTTTGTGTCAAGCCAATTATCGCCAATTTTAGATTCAAGGGCTAGGGGGACATTGAAATTAATGCCCCACTTGGCGTTTATAGTAGGTACAAGCGCCTCACTGATGTCTCTAATAATTGTTAAAACTTGCTCAATCTCATCAGGGTGGCAGTCGATGACAATGCTGTCGTGCACAGAGTTGCCCAATAGAGACTGCACGCCTGCATCCTTAAACGCTTTACGCAGCATAACCAACGCTAAAGGAACAATGTCTCCAGTAGCGAAGCCTTGCACGGGGTAGTTCTTAATCTTAGTAAAACTCGTAGGGTCTCCGTTCTTACGTCTGTACACATCTGGGAACTCATATTTACGTCCAGAGGGCAGGACGATGTGCTTAGTCCGTAGCACTTCAGACGCTAACGTAGCGTGGTACTTACCTATACCTGTGTACTTCTTAATGAACTGTTGGTAATACGCAGCCTCTGCTGGCGTCCTGCCAAACCCTGTAGCCCCATACAATGGTGCAAACGTATGAGCCTTGGCTTGTTGTCGTGATGTAGGCTGACCTGACTCCGTGATGACCTTAGCCGTGTAGCTATGCACATCGAAGCCGGTAATGATTTCCTTCATAGCTACTTGATCTTGTGAGAGGAAAGTAGCAACACGGAACTCTAGCTGTGCGAAGTCGGCCTCGATAATCTTACCTCCTTCCCAACGGGACACAAAGCACTTCTTAACAGGGAATGTTGCACCACGAGGCATGTTTTGCATGTTAGGGTTACGCCCACTGAAACGTCCAGTAGCTGTAATGACTTGAGTAAGGTTCACATGCAACAAACCGTTATGCCACTTAGTGCCTCTGTTAATGCCCCCCACAAACGTAGAAAGATACGTCTCTACTTTATTAAGACGTTGCATCTTATCAATCATAGAGGCTTCTTCGTCCATACCTTTAGAGATCGCTACACCGTGCAAGATGTCAAGGGTATCAGAGTCAGTAGCAAATCCGTCTTGGCGAACCCACGACTTAGAAGGAGGAAAGAACTTCATACCCGCTGTCTGTGTAGTAGGATTATACACATAGCCTTGTGCGTTACAGTTGGTACAGTTTAGCCCTCTCTTATGTGGTACGTTCTTCTTAGTTAAAGGAAACACCTTTCCCTTACCGTGGCACATAGGGCACTTAGATACCGTTGCCTTACGTACTATAGTGGTGTTATCACGTATTGTAGCCTTGTACTCTGCATCGCTCATACGATGGTAATCAAATAAAGTTAGCCACGTGCTGCGATCTATAATGTCACGAGAGTAAATTAGCATTGACTTATCTCTAGGAGAGTTAAGGTTTATAGGTAAGTCACCCATAAACTTTCTAACGAAAGTGTCAATGTCTTTTTCTAGCTGCCCTTTCTCTTGTAGGAACTCTTTACGAACCTCTTCAAGAACTTGTAAATCAACCTTCATACCGTTACGGTTAATGTCAGCCAGCACAAGTGCTACTTCGCATGAAAATTCCATCGTGTCAAGCAAATTCTCATCAACAAGCTTTTTCTTTAGCACACGATAGGCGTCTTTAGTCGTGTAAAGGTCACTATCTAAATACGTACATAAGGTTGAAAAGTCCATCTCATCAACATTGATGCCTAGTGACAATTGATCCTTCATGAATGACGACTTCTGATGAGGCAGTTCATACTTCTGTGCTACGGCGTCGAGGCTTAGGCCAGAGCCTCCATTACCCTTCTGCTATAGGTACGCAGCGATCATCGTATC